TTGATGTTGATGCAGGCCACTGCTGAGCTGATGGGTGTCCCTCAACGGTTGATCTTCGGCATTAAGCCTGAGGAGATCGGTGTTGATCCGGATACAGGGCAGACGTTCTTCGATGCTTATCTCGCCAGGATCCTCGCGTTCGAGGATCCGGACGGCAAGATTCAACAGTTCTCTGCTGCGGAGTTGGCGAACTTCACTAACGCTTTGGATCAGATCGCGAAACAGGTTGCGGCTTACACAGGTTTGCCTCCGCAGTATCTTTCTACGGCTTCGGATAACCCGGCTTCTGCTGAGGCTATCCGCGCTGCTGAGTCCCGGCTGATCAAGAAAGTTGAACGTAAAAACTTGATCTTCGGTGGGGCTTGGGAAGAGGCTATGCGTCTTGCGTGGCGGATGATGAAGGGCGGCGATGTGCCGCCGGACATGATGCGTATGGAGACGATCTGGCGTGACCCGTCCACTCCGACTTATGCCGCTAAGGCTGACGCTGCCACGAAGCTGTACGGCAACGGTGCAGGTGTGATCCCGCGTGAGCGGGCCCGTATCGACATGGGGTACAGCATCAAGGAGCGCGAGGAGATGCGCCGCTGGGATGAGGAAGAGGCCGCGTTGGGCTTGGGCTTGATGGGCACGATGTACTCGATGGACGGTGAGACTCAGGCTAAGCCGGGGTTGGAAGCTAAGCCTGTCCAGGCGCAGATCGGTCAGAAGGGCAAAGCCCCTGAGGAGGTTCAGCCTTGACGGAACCCATGAAGACGATGGAAATAACCATCACACGGATCATCAACCCGGACGGCCAGTTCGGGTTCACCGTGAACACACCTGAGCGTTTCTCTTTCATCGAGACGTTGGGTTTGTTGTCTGCGGCGCAGTGGCAACTGTACGAGCAGATGACAAGGCTGTACGGGTCAGGTAGTGAGTCCTGAGGAGTACGCGGCGGCGCAGTTCGCTATAACGTCTGCGCTGGCCGCTTACATCAGACGTGTTTCGACGTTCTTCATCAGTCCTTCGTTGACGGTGAGGGATTGGTTGGGCTTCTTGAAGTTGATCTTCCCTGAGGTTCAACTGCGTTACACGCAGTCCGCTGAGTTGGGTCGCAGGTTTTACGACGATCAGCGGAAGAAGCACCACCCGGAGTTGCTCCCCAACGAGAGGTTGCTGTCGGAGCTTAAGTTCGAGTGGTTCGTTCAGAACATGGAGCCGGCAAGGAAGTCGATGTCGCAGGCCGAGTCGCCTACATCTGCTATCTCCAAAGTTGCTTTGTCTGCTATCCGTGAGGTCGAGATGGCTGGCCGCCGCCAAATTATTGGTGCGGTTAAGAATGATCCTGCAGATGTCCTACAGGGCTGGGCCAGGGTTGCTACCGGGCGCGAAACATGCGCTTGGTGCCTGATGTTGATCTCGCGTGGTGTCGAGTTGAACCACAAAGGCAATTTCGCTTACGGGGAGGCCGCTTCGGCGGGCATCAACCTCGATGACGAGACGGCTATCGACTTGTTCAACGACGCGGGCGGTGATCCTGCTTTGTTCCTGAAGAACCTTCGGGAGGACAGCAAGGAGAACGTCGAGGAGTGGCACACGGGTTGCGACTGCATAGCGGTGCCTGTGTTCGACTTGAAAAATTGGGTTGGCCGGGATCAGGCGCGTAAGGCGCTGGATCTTTGGATCGACGCCGGCAATGAGGCTTCCGAGCTGATTGAGTCTGGGAAGTCTCGCACTAAAAATGTGAGCACGGAGACGCTTAACGCTCTCCGACGCCGCCTCGACAGAGGCGAAATATCAATGTCCAACTACGCGTTCGCTGCGTAGTCCCGAACCCCTGGTGGGTTCACTATTGCCCAGGAGGCGAAATCAATGTCCGACAACACCGTTAACGAGAGCACCACACAGGTGGAGGCCCAGGCGGCTCCCGAGAAGCCTTTGGAATCGCAGCCGAAGATGTTCGATGAGGCGTACGTCAAGTCGCTTCGTGATGAGGCTGCGGCAGCTCGTGTGGCGAAGAAGGACGCAGTTGATGCGGCGGTCAAAGCTGCCAGCGATGCCCATCAGGCGGAGCTGGCTTCGAAAGACACCGCGTACACCGAACTGCAGGGAGAGTTGTCCGCTGCGAAGGTTGAGCTCGAGAAGTTGTATGTGACTATCGACGCCAACGTTCCCAGCGACAAAGTTCGTGCGTTCGCCGGAATCTTGCAAGGCTCCGACACCGAATCCATTACGGCTTCGGCTAAGTCGGCGTACGAGCTGGCCGGCGGGTTCGCCACGAAGAGCCCTGCGTTCGATCCCACCCAAGGGTTCGGGGGACGCGATCCGCTTCCCCTTAACGGTGACCCGATCCTTCAGGCTATCAAGAACGCCGTAGGAATCAAGTAACTCATAAGGAGTAAAAATGGCTGCAGGAACCGATTTTCCTGTAAATCACGCTCAGATCGCCCAGACGGGCGACACCATGTTCCAGGGCTACCTGGAGCCGGAGCAGGCGGCTGACTACTTCGCTGAGGCGGAGAAGACATCCATCGTTCAGCGGTTCGCCCGGAAGGTTCCTATGGGAACCACCGGTCAGAAGATCCCGCACTGGGTTGGCGACGTGTCCGCTCAGTGGATCGGTGAAGGCGACATGAAGCCGATCACCAAGGGCGACATGACTTCGCAGACGATTGCCCCGCACAAGATCGCGACGATCTTCGTGGCATCTGCGGAAACCGTCCGTGCGAACCCGGCGAACTACCTGGGCACCATGCGTACCAAGGTCGCTACCGCTTTCGCGATGGCGTTCGACAACGCCGCGCTGTGGGGCACCGACAGCCCGTTCCCGACGTTCATCAACCAGACCACCAAAGAGGTTGAGTTCGTTGATCCTTACGACGCTTTGGGCGTCGAGGGTCTGGGCTTGCTCGTCAACGACGGCAAGAAGTGGACTGCGACTCTGCTGGACGATTCGGCTGAGCCGATCCTGAACGGTTCGAAGGATCTGAGCGGCCGTCCGCTGTTCCTCGAGTCCACCTACACCGAGCAGGTGGGTGCGATCCGCGAGGGCCGCATCCTGGGCCGTCCGACGATCCTGTCGGATCACGTCAAGGCCGGCGAGGTCGTGGGCTTCCAGGGCGACTTCAGCCAGATCATCTGGGGTCAAATCGGTGGTCTTGCATTCGACGTTACCGATCAGGCGACTCTGAACCTGGGCACTACTGCCGCCCCGAATTTTGTGTCGCTCTGGCAGCACAACCTCGTGGCAGTCCGAGTCGAGGCCGAGTACGCGATGCACGTCAACGACCCTGAGTCGTTCGTCCGTCTCGTCGGTGAAGTCGCTGCCCCGAAGGCACCGACCCCTCCGAAGACCGAAGCGGAGCCGACCGTTGTTAAGGCACCGGCCCCGAAGGCTGCCGCTAAGTAAGGCTGACGGCGGGGAGCCGATTGTGGCTCCCCGCCAACACCTTAGGGAAAGGACAAGGTATGGCTTACGCGACTGCTGAAGACGTTATCGTCCTGTGGGCTAAGGTTCCTGAGCCTGAGGTTGTCGAGCTGATCGAGCGGCGTCTTGATCAGGTTGAGCGGATGATCCGCCGCCGCATCCCCGATTTGGATGCGAGGGTTGCGGCTTCGGAAACGTTCAAGGCTGATCTGATCGACGTTGAGGCCGACAGTGTTTTGAGGTTGGTGCGTAACCCGGAGGGTTACATCTCTGAGACTGACGGCGCTTACACCTACCAGTTGAACGAGGATCTGTATTCCGGCAAGTTGCAGGTGCTGGATGAGGAGTGGCAGATGTTGGGTGTTTACAGGCTTTCTCGCATGTCCACTATCGTGCCGCTGTTTGTGATGCCGACATGAGCTACGACCCTAGTGACGCCCAGCCGCCTGGCCCGTATCCGGAGGAGTATCCGGCTGCGAGGCCGGAAGATGTCGCCCCTTACCGGTGCGATCACGAGGTTCCTTTCTGCCGTTGCGCCCACGATTGGCGCATCCACTGGGGGAACTTGCCGAAGAGAACTCAGGCGAAAGCCACCTACGTTACGGGGGTTTGATGAGTCTGCTTGATACGGGTGCCCGATACCAGGATGTTTTGGTGTACCCGGAAGAGATGATCGTTGATTCGGACGGCAACAAGTTCACCCGCCCTTCGAAGGTTCCGATTAAGGCTATAGCCCGACTTCAGGTAGCTAACCAGTCGGGCACGTCTGCGAGACGTGCGGAGCAGGACAACGAGGGCTTCGAGACGGAGAAGGTGTATCGGATGCGGTTCCCGCGTTCGTTCACCAGTGATCACGGGATCTTGGGCGCTCAGTCTCAGATCGTGTGGCGTGGTCAGCGTTGGGCTTTGTTCGGTGATGCGACGGTGTATGAGTCTTCGCCGGCTTTGGCTCGTGTGGATTACACGATCAAGAGGTTCTGATGGCGACTGTTTATCCGATCGCTAACAAGGCGGCTGCCCGTCACCGGGAGACTATCGCGGCTGTGCGCCGCGAGAACCGGATGGTCGAGGGCAGGGCCAAGTCTAACCTGCGGCAGGCCAACGACACTTCGCGTATCACGCTGAAGGATTACTTCCCAGCTTTCATTGAGACTGCTGAGGAGTTGCCTGACTGTTTCACGATCATGGCTGCGCCTAACGCTATGGCGCTCGAGTTCGGCCACGCACCTTCAGGTTTCTTCGCGGGCACTAACACTAAGCCGCCTGACCCTGAGTACATCTTGATCCGGGCCGCTTACGGCGGTCATACGATCTACTAGGAGGTTGCATGGCTCTCGTGCCACGCGCACAAGAGGTCGTTGTGCCACTTCTACGTATGGATGATCGCCTTAAGTGCGTGAAGATCACTACGTGGGTTCCAGATATTGATTTTCGGGAGTTCCCGATCATCAACGTGCGTCGGATCGGTGGGATCAGGAATCCTGAAGGGCCGACTTTGCATTCTCTCCCTGTGATTGAGATGACAGCTTTCTCGAACAGGAGTCTTATCGAATGCGAGGAGCTGTATGAGACAGCTCTAGAGGTTTTGTATGACGCTGTGAAGTACCAGACCTTAACTGAGGCAGGGCATTTGCAGTCGATTTACGAGACTATGGGTGCTACCCAGTTCAGCTCCCTGTTCCAAGATTCCTGGCGGGTCCAGGGTCTGATCCGGCTCTGTGTTCGCAGGCCACGAGAATTACTGAATCAACCGAAAGGTGTAGCCAACTAATGGCACAAAATGATGATGCGGTCTTAACCGCTGCAGTCGGGTACGTGTACGTCGGAGATGTTGGCGCTGAGCCGCCTTCCCCGGCTGATCTCACTGCCCTTGAGCTGTCTGATCCGTCTAAGTGGACGGTTTCTGGGTGGAGCAGTGTGGGCCACACGAGCCGGGGAACGCTTCCGGAGTTCGGCTTCGAGGGCGGCGAGTCCGAGATGAAGGGTTCGTGGCAGAAGAAGAAGCTTCGCGAGGTGCAGGCGGAAGATCCGGTCGATTACCTGACCGTGGTTCTGCACCAGTTCGATGTGGACTCTCTGTCGCTGTACTACGGCCCCAACGGCTCTTCTGAGCCGGGTGTGTTCGGTGTGAAGTCGGGTGTTTCGCCTTCTGAGAAGGCTGGCCTGGTGGTCATCGAGGATGGGGATGTCCGTCTTGGGTTCCACTTCCACAAGGCTTCGGTGAAGCGCGACGACAGCATCGAGCTGCCGATTGACGACTTCGCTTCGCTGCCTGTTCGTTTCACGTTCCTCGACTACAACGACGAGGTTCTGTTCTCGTGGATCAGCGAGGATCTGTTCAACCCTTCGGTGCCGGCTCCTCTGGATGCGAAAGTAGATGAGGCTCCTTCGAAGCCTGTAGCTGCTGTCGCTGAGCCTGCTGTGGTTGCTTCCCCAGCGCCGAAGTCCACGAAGGCTTAGTCCTTCGCAAGAACCGGGAGGGGCCCCTGCCTTGGCGGGCCTCAGGGGCTCCTCCCTATCTTTTCTAGGCCCGCCTAGGCCCGCCAATAAACTTTCAACGAAAGAGGTCCGCTATGTCTAACGTTTTCACTCTTGATGCGCTCCGCGAGGAGACTATCCGCCGCTACTCCCCTACAGAGGTTGATTTGGGCGACGGTGACTCCGTGGAGCTGAAGAGCATCCTCCGCCTTGGTGAGAAGGACCGTAAGGCTGTCCTCGATGCTATCGAAGAGATCAACGATATCGAGTACGACGACGAAGACGAAGAGTTGGTCGCTGAGTGGGCTGACGCGGTTGTCGACTCGTGCGCGAAGGTGTTCCGTGTTGTTGCCAGCTCACCGAAGAAGCTGATGTCGCGTTTGGAGCATGAGGATCCGGCTATCCGGGCGAACTTGTACACGGCTGTTCTGTCTCGTTGGGTTGGTGAGTCGCAGTTGGGGGAAGCAAAGCCCTCGCCGGCCTGATAGATAAGCACGGCGAGGCTATCCTCTCCGATCTTCTTCTCTACTACGGCGTGGACTTGAGGGACTTGTTCTCTTCGGAGAGCCCGCTGTCCCCTCGTTACGTTCTGTCTCTGATCTTGCACCTACCTAACGACGGCGCTTTCTACGCCTCTAGGAGGGGCGGTCAGGAGTTCCGGGGCTGGGATGTGGATCGGTACGCGTTGGTGTCTCTGGTGAACGCTCAGCATGCAAATAACTACATCCTGACGATGGTTAACCGGGATCCGAAGAAACCGAAACCTAAGCCGCCTGAGCCGTTCCCGACTCCTGGCGTTAAAGACAAGCCTAATCCTAAGCCTGGTTCGTTCGCTCTTGTGGCGGCTTCGATGATGGCGGCGCAGAGACGAAAGAGGGAGTTGTTAAATGGCTAGTAAAGGCGGCATGGCTACGGGCATTGAGGTTGCCCGGATATCCGTCAAGGTTAGCCCTGACACCCGCAGGTTCCGCAGCGAGCTGATGGCTCAGCTTGCGGATATCGAGAAGTCCGCGAAGATGACCGTCAAGGTCGACGCTAAGACGGACACCCGTAAGGCTGAGGCTGCGCTGGCTAAGGCTTCCGTCGACCGCAAAGTCAATATCAAAGTCGATACCGATAAGCCTTACAAGAAGATATTGAAGCTTCGAGCGGAGCTGAAAGGTTTCGTTCGGGGCCTGTCCGGTAAAGCCGGGACGGTAGATATCGATGTTGATAAGCCTATCGGCAAGCTGGCACGTTTGCGTGCGGAGCTTGCGGGTTTCAAACGTGGTCTGCTTGGCAAGGCCGGCGTTGTCGATATAGACGTTCAAGTCAACAAGGATAAGCTTGAGCAGAACGTTGTTGAGGCCACTAAGTCTGCAGCTAAGTCGGCTAAGAAAGCGGCTGCCGAAAGCAAAAAAGACGAAGACGAAATCGACTGGGGAATCCTTGGCGGCGGTGGAAAAAATAGCTACCCGAGTTTCGGCTCAGGTATAAACCCCGCCGGTTACGGGGTGATCCTGGCCGGGATCATTGCTTTGGCAGCACCTCTGCTAGGTCTGATAACCACGGCGCTGTTGACTCTGCCGGGTTTGATCTCGCTGTTGCTAACACCTATCGGCGCTTTAACCCTTGGCATAGAGGGATTTAAGGAAGCGGCGTCTACTCTGTCGGAGCCGTTCAAAGAACTCAAGGACGTTATGTCCGCTGAGGTCAAGGAACAGTTCACCCCGGTGTTCGAGTCGATGCGGGATATTTTCCCTGTTCTGAAGAGCGCTCTGCCTTCTGTGACTCAGGGCCTCGCTGACATGCTTCAGGGTGTTACGGATGCGGTCGTTGACCCTCAGAACTTGACGATGATCGAGGAGACGGTCAGGGGTATCGGCGCTGCTTTCACTTCGGCGGCTCCCGGTGTCCGTGACTTCACCAGCGGGCTGATAGAGCTGGCACGTGATTTCACTACGGATGCTTTGCCTGGGATCGTTGAGTGGTTTAACGGCGCTGGGGCTAGCTTCAAAGAGTGGGTCAGCGGCCTTGACTTGAAGACCGCTTTCGCCGGCTTGGGTGACGTTCTGCAGGTGATACTGGGACTTCTGGGTGACCTTGCTAAAGCGGGCATGGAGTGGATCCAAGACCCGTCTAAAGTAAACGATTTCAAAGACGGGTTGCAGTCCGTCGCTGATGTTTTGAAGAGTATCGCTGATCTCTCTGCGACGTTGAACGACTTGTTCAAGAACATGCTGCCTGATCTTTCTTGGGAAGGATTCAAGAAAGACTTCACAGAGCCTTTCACTTCTGAGGATGCCGGTTGGCGGGATATCTTTAACAAGCCTAAGGAGCCGGTCAGCGGCGGCGTAGACGGCGGAACCAAAGCGCAGGTTGATGGTGTCACTAAGTCCATCGAAGCGGCGGGTGCCGCAGCCGACGCTAACCGCCCGAAGGTGGATCAGCTACTAGGTGTTGGCAGCGCGGCGGGTGTCCCGTTGGACACGACCGCTATGGCTGCAGAATCACAGCCTAAGATCGAACCGCCGAACACAGAAGAGGCTTCCCTGAAGCTTCAGGAGTACAACCAGCTCGTTGACGAGACGGCAGCGAAAGTTAAAGCGTCCCTGTCTGAGTCGATGGGCAGCGGTGACGCTGTACCTCCGCCTGATCTGTCTGCGTTCAAGGCTGGGCTCGATCAGCTGCCGGGGTTGGCTAGCCAGGCTATGGCTAACGTCGCTGTCTCTTTCGCTAACGGAATCCAGGGGATTGTGGCCGCGTTGGACGCGGGATCCCAGGCGATCCTGGCTATAGTCACGGCTTGGCCTGCGATGATCACCGCAGCTTTGTCTGCGATGAACGCTATCGGCTTCGCGGCCGGCATGCAGTTGGCTGCTGGTATGGCGGCGGGTATCGCCGCAGGGCAGTCTTATGTGATCACAGCCGCAGTCGGCATGGCTATGGCAGCCAAGGCTGGCGCTGAGGGCGCTCTTGGCATCAAGTCGCCTTCCCGCGTGTTCATGAAGATCGGCGGTTACACCGCTGAAGGTTTCGGTGTGGGCATGGAGAAAGGTTTCGGACCTGTCCTGGCCCAGGCTAAGGACATGGCGTGGAAGATCTCCGAAGCTTTCGCTAACGGCACCGACCCGACTGATGTGATCAGCGGCATGGGCGGCAAAGAAGTCAGCCGCGTAGGTAAAGCGTTGGCCCTTGAGGCGAAACGTCTTGAGGTACAGGCTAAAGCTTTGACCTACCAGTCGAAGATCACCGGGGACGAATCTTTGAAAGCTCGAGCTGAAGAGCTGCGTATGCAGAAGGAAGGCATCGTTCTTCAGAAGGAGATGCTTGACCTGACCCAGGATTACGCCGACTTGAGCGGCGAGGGGAAGTTCTCTGAGTCTCCTCTGGGTGAGGCTGTCCAAACGTTGATGAACATGCCGCAAGATTTCCTTGGCGCTATGGGCCAACAGGTCATGTCCGATTTCGGTATCCAGGGCGGCGGTGCGTTGTCCTCGATAGCGGATTACGGCATGGGGTTGGCTAACAACTTTGTGTTCAACGTGTCGAACGTTGACGAGGCGATGGCCGTGCATAGGAACCAAGTCAACAAGCAAGGTATGGGAGTTGTTGGAAGGTGAAGTCGAAGACTGTCGTTGAGCTGGAAGGTGCGAACGGGGAATGGTTCAACCTGACCACGGGTGACCGTGGGGTGTATCTGGCTACCGACCCGAAGGGTGCGTTCTTCGACCCTCCGGTGAAGTCGGTGTACGAGGAGCCCGGTAACTATCCGGGCGCAAGGTACTTGAATCACCGTGTTCTGCGCCGAGACATCGTCTTCGGTGTGGAGATCCTGAACGACTCCCGGTTCGGCCCCAGCTCGTGGATGTCCCGCGACAGCGAGTGGCGTAAAGCTTGGGCTTACGACCGGGATTGCAAACTGCATGTGACGACGGAGGAGTCCGGCACCCGCTACTTGAGGTTGCGGCTGCTGGAATCCCCGGACGTTGAGATGGTTCACGAACCGCAGATGCTGTCGATCAACCGGACGGTGATGACGTGTGTGGCCCAGGATCCGTTCTGGTATGAGGATGACGTTGTTTTCACGGCGGTGACTAAGGAGGACACTTCGTTCGACCCGAACGAGATTCAGTTGCCGTGGCCTTTCCCTCAGGAGGAGCTGCCTACTGAGCGGCTGGTGATCGAGGTTGGGTCTAACGGCTGCCACCGCCATCTGAATCCGACTGATCAGTACATCTTCCCGAAGTGGACGATCCCTGGTTCTTCGTTCCCACCGGCTGAACCGTATGTGCCGGGTGTGCCGTGGTTGGGTGCCCCGCAGTCGAGGCAGACTATTTGGACTGTCCCCGACTATTCGTTCGAGGATCCTCAGCTCGCGAACCGCAGGGTTCGCATGCCCGGTCTTATCGGCGGTCTGCGTACGGAAGAGGTTCAGAACTTCAACCTCGACGGCATCGTTGGTTCTGGCACGTTCACGTTGACTCACGATGGTGAGACGACGGGTAACCTACCGTGGAACGCTTCTACCGGCCAGGTGAAGGCTGCCCTTGAGGCGTTGGCGGGCATCACCTATGACGACGTTGATGTCACTCGCGGGGCGGCTACCCGCGAGGTTCAGATCCTCGAGTTGCATAAAGCTACCGGAGGCACGTTCACACTGAGTTTCGGCGGTCAGACAACCCGGCCTATGCCGTTTAACGCTACCGATCAGCAGGTCGCTGGCCGGCTTGTTGAGTTGCCTTCTGTGGGGTTGTTCGACGTTGTGGTTCAGTCGAAGATCAGCAACGAAGTTCAGGTTTTGCAGTTGACTGGTGAGCCTACCGGCGGAAACTTCACGTTGACCTTCGACGGTCATACCACTCCGCCGATTCCGCATAACGCTTTGGAGTTGAATGTGAAGGCGGCGTTGGCGACTCTGCCGAACATCGAGTTGACCGACATCGAAGTGACCAGGGAATG